ACAGCAGATGGGTAAGCTTTGCGTATCGCTTCGTGATCTAAACTCATAATCAGGTTTTAATTAGATTATACATGGAAGTAATCATGCTGACACCTCTATTGCTGTTATATGTGAAACTGCTCCTTGTCCTTCGTGATGATCTGTATTTAAATGATAAACACCATTTTCACAAGCCCATTGCATTTTGTATGTAGTTGCAGAAGTCGTTGCAGGGCTATCTAAAAACATCATATTATAAGGTCTACATACATCTGTTGATGTTCTGTCCTCTGCTTGTCCGTTTTCAGATGACCCTGCTGTACTATTTCCAATAACTGTACTACCTCTTAAAAGCCTAATAAAATTATTTCGACCATCGAGTGAACACCCAACTGAACAAACCCAAGCAATAAATATTTTACTTGTGGAACTGGTTGGAGTAATAGTAACTGACATTCCAGAAATATCAAAAAAAGTACTTGAACCACTTCCAGATTGTGATGTTTTATCTGTTTTAAATGTTTGTTTTATTTGTATTATTCCACCACCACCGCCTGTCGGTACTCCTGATACTGGGATTATGCTGTTGACTTTAAGTTGACTCATAATTTAAACGACTGTCCAAGTTTCACCAGCACCAACTGTAACTGTTACACCTGATTGTATAGTAATTGGACCAAAGCTGCCAGCATTTTGTCCATTAGTAATAGTATAACTCTGTGTAACTGTCTGGTCATTTTCCCAGAAAATATTGTCACTTCCAGCACCTTGAGCACCTGCTCCAGCAGCAGCCCAACTTAACGTGCCAGAAGCATCAGATACAAGAGCATAGCCAGAAACAGTAGCGTCAGCAGAAGGTAATGTCCAGGTAAGACTAGAAGAAACTGTAGATGCTGCTTTAAATCCTACATAATGACTGCTATCAGAATCAGCAAACCTAAGATCATTCTGTGCTTGGAGCGTTAATCCATTAGCATCAAATATCATCTGTTCTGTTCCGCTAGAAGAAAATCCCATTACATTGGCAGATTTTCTAAATAATCCTAAATCTGTATCTGTATCGAAACTTAATGCAGGAGTAGAAGCACTACTAGAATCATCTATTAACAACGGGCCTGTCATAGTACCGCCAGCTTTAGATAATAAACCTAAATTAGCTTGATCTATATTTCCAATTTCTGTAAAAGCACCATTGCTTGAATTTCTTATCTTTAAAATATTTGTAGTGGTATTTAAAAAAGGCATACCAGCAACACATTGGCTGGAAGCTAGATCACTAGACTTAGAATTACTTGATTGGATCGCACCAAAAACAGCATTTAAATCTGTTCTTACGTTCGCTCCTGAAGCATTTTCAATGGTGTAATTTGTAACGTCAGCCACGATTAAATACTATTTTCCTCCATGTTACCCTCCTTTGCCGAAACCAACAGCACTGTAGGTAAAGTTCCTATCAATACTAGCATCACTTGAGTTTTTAAAATGAACTGTGAAGCCCGTTCCAGATATACTACTTAATACAAAGTAATCACCTGTAGCCATATTCTGTGGAGAAATATTAACAGAAGGTAAAAAACTATTTAAGTTACCTAATCCAGACGTTCCAACAAAGAATGGTGCTGTAAATGTAACAGCTTTTGCCCCTGCTCCAGAAGCAATAACAGAAGATTGTTCAGTTCTTGATGGCATTGTTGCTGTATATCCTGCTTGTTGTAGATTCATATTTTGTGCTGTATCTGTCGTATCCAAAGTAATTCTGAATTGAAACCCTCTTCCTTTAAATGTTCCATTAGCAAAATCGTTAAAAGATGTGTAAGTAGGAGAACTACTAGGATTATCAGTTGTGGTTCGGACTGCTACTTTTGCATTGACTTCATTTGCAATAGTTCCGTCAAAATCTGTCCAAGTATCTATGTTGTCTGTTCTATTATCAAATTGATCTCCTGTATAAAATCCAACCCCTTGAAAATGTCTTTTTAAGACAAGTGAGAATGTCGCACCAAGATCAAGCGTATCTACAAAATCATAAGTACCAGTAGCATTTGCAGTTGGATCTATAAGTTTTAAGCCACCAAGAGATGAGTCATACACGACATTAGATTTTGTTCCGTTATATGGTGTTCCATCTGTATCTTCTCTGTCAGTTTTTACAGTAATAGAATCAAGAATATCAACAACAGATAAAGCTACACTAGCTGCTGTGGAACTAAATCTACCTCCATCATCTTGGAATTTTAAAAGATAAGTTCCAGCTAAAGCAGGAGCTATAACCTCTGTCGCATTACCAGCTACAGCTTCAATAACATCTTGTGCTGCCTGGAATGTGGCAGATCCTCCAGTTAAATTAGTATGCCTTACATAAACTCGACCACCATGTAAAACATCAATCGCTGTAGCCTGTGTAAATCTTAATCTTACAAACTGTTCATTTATAGGCTCAATAGTTAAACCAGATACATCTTCTGGTAATGCGGTTTTACCTTGAGCTACAAATGTTGTCTCAGTTGCATTTGCAGATAATTCTAAAGAAGCATTGTATGAAAATACTTGAACTGTATAAGTTGCTTTTACAGTATCTATTAATTCAAAATCACTACTAAATACAACCTGAGAAACATAGTTACCATTTTCTACTTTGTAGTTAATAAGATATTGAGTAACACCAACTACAGGTTGCCAATCTACAATTAATTTACTTCTTGCAATACTATTTATAACAACTGTTTGTTCTGTGACTGTAAGGTTGCTTGGTGGTAAGACAGGAGCATTTAATACGGATATTGTTCTTGTAGGTAATGCCGTTCCATTTTCAACAAATGCGTATTTTCCTTCTACATAAGATAAAGCTGTAAGCACATAATTAATGTCATCTTGCTCTTCTATCTGAATTACCCTAAATAATTGAGTTTGCAATGTTGTACTAGATACTAGATATGGAGCGTTTGTACTTGGTGCAGAAGTAAACGTAGATGCAGTCGTTCCATCAGGTTTTGTAACGCTATTAACTGTAATAACTGCGTCTGTAATGTCAGATATTGAACCTGTTTCTACTGTTCCATCAGACAAAATTACGCTAATAGTTGGATTATCATTTAAAGCTGGTAAACCAGTTTGCTCTCTTGCATCAATAGTAATAGCAGTAGTTGTTGCAGATACAACACGACCACCTCTTCTAGCTCCTGCTCTTACTGGATCGTTTATTTCAATTACAGAACCAGGTCTAACAATAACTCCAGCATCTATTGAAGTTGTAAAACTAATTGTCTCACTTTCATTTTGTTCAGCGAAGAGTATTGCACGGCCCAATCTCGCAGCTTGATTACGGGAAGTACAGGCAAATGCTTTTACCTGTTTTATTATTGTTCCGAATTTTGAAATTGCTGTTGCATCTTCTACTACCTCAAAGTCAACCTCCTTTGAGTCCATGTTGAAGTAACTTACAGAAACAACACTATGCCTAGTTTTTAAACTACTTCCTGAGTAACTAAAACCAGCCTCCCCAACATTGGCTAAATTAAATAAATAACTTGCCGTGGTTTCTTTGTCCTGAGATAAAGTTATGCCTCCAGCAGACCATATTGGCATACATCTCATTACTCCAGCTAAATCATTTATTGCTGCAAATGCTTCTTTAGGGCTTTGAATATTTACATTACAACTGAACCTAGCTTCTTTTGCACCTGATCCCGTTCCATCGTCTACTTCTTCGTTTGCATATTTACTGGCAGCAACAAAACTAAATAAATCTATATTACTATCGACTATGTGATTTCCCAGACCATACCTAGTGTTCGTAAGTAAATCGAGTAAACACATCGCTGGACAATTTGTATAAACAGCAGCACCCATAACACCATTAAAAATGTAACCACTTGGGTAAATAATTCTTCCTGTTTGAACATCAACAGTAGGAGTGCCAGAACTAGATGCTCCTGCTCCTGGTATTCTTACCTTTACTCCTCTAATACGATATTTTCTTGAAGGAATACGATTAAATTGTTTGCTGTCAAAACGAAGAGCAGTATAGGCACTATTCAAATAAGTTGAATTGTTATCTATGACTTCTTGAAGACTTGTAAATTGAAAAGCATTTACTCTATTAGATTCTGTGCTGTCTGCTGTAACTCGAACTACTCGTACATCTACAGTCGTGAATCCAGTTGTTAGTTCTATTCTATGATCTCTTGCATAAGCATCAGCAGTTCTACCACTAACAGAAGAAGTAACTTTATCTACATAACCACCAGAATCATGTTGAATTTGAATTTTATATTCAACTGTATCTCCTCTAACATCTCCATCATCTTCAGCAACTTGAATTTGAGGCCAAGTTAAAGTAACGATTACAGCATCTACATCTGTATTTGTAATCTGTCTAGTAACAGAAGCGGAAGTGGTTACAACAACTCCAACACCAGTAGGTGATCTACTCTCAGCAGGAATACCACTCATTGCCGTCTGGCTTGACGTACCAAACTTAGATTTAAAAGTTACGTCTTTAAAATTAAAATCGGTATCATCAGGACTACTATTAGAAGCATTTGAATCAAGTATTGGAGTGTCATTAAGAAAAATATCTTTTAGACTTGCGTTATCATAGGCAGTTGTACCTTTCGTAAGCTCGGCTTTTGATGCACTAGCAAAACCTTCTATCTCCCCTTCAGATATTAAATCTTGAACAGTAGCAAAACTTCTACTATGTAAAGTATCGGGAGCACGATACGGAGGAGGTGGTTGTTTACTTCCACCGCCACCGCCACCACCAGCACCTTTAATAAGTTTAGTTTCGTCTGTCATGCCTCTACCTGGTTAGTATCTACTGCTGCACTTATTACAACACTTCCTGTAATTATTTCACCATAAACTATTGGAACGGGAGTACCAGCCCTTGATGTATTCTGTACTCCACTAAAGTTAAAAGATACTTGCGGATCTTCTTCAGAACTAAATTTTTGCGGTTGAGGTAAAGGGAAAAGCATTTCACTAACACCCGAAAGTACAAGTCCAATACCTATATTTCCTCCCATCGCTGCCAAACTAAATCCACCTGTAGTCGAACCAAAACCAAAAGCTCCTCCTGCTCCAAATCCTGCTCCACCTGATGCTATAGCTATACCAATTAAAACTGTGCCTAATAATATTTTTCCTAAACCTCTTCCTGCTCCCTTGATTACAGGTATAAAATGTATGTCCTGTTTTCCTACTGGATAGTGTATTTCTTCCTTACCAATATCACAATCACCTACTTTTACTTGGTAATAGTTAGGACTCATGTAACTTTCCACTTCTGGAAAATTATGTATTAAAAAACTTATTGCTTTTCCTACTGTTTCTGCCTTAACTTCAAGCTCTTTATGTCCGATAAATTTAGCTAATTTACCATACAATTTTACTTTACGAAGCATAACGTAACCTCTTTCCTGTGCATTTTAGCAACCACTCAGAGTATGGTTCTCTACAAGATAGTCTATCGGTTAAATGATGAATAACATCACCATCAAAAAATAATGCTACATGATTTAATCCTGGATTTAATACACTCATAAATAATAAATCACCATTTTCTAAGGGTTCTTCTGGTCTTAGTTCCCTAAAACCTGTTCGCCATGCACACCTTTCAAACATAGGATCTTTTAAAAAATCTTCTGGTGTAGTTGGTCTTTGCCAATCTCTTAACTCTATATTTTTGTTTTCTTTATACCAATCTCTAACTAAAGCCCAACAATCAGTAATACCCCATACCCATTGACGACCCAACAAAGGTGGTTTATATCCGCATGGTTCTAAATATGCCCATTGTTCTGTTTTTGGGTTAACAATATACCAGGGTAAATTACTATCTTCGCAACTGATCTTATCTGCCTGACTAGGATTTGGTGGGGTGATGGGGTGACTATGAACAACACCAACTATTTCTCCTGTATTATCTGCCTTTACATAATCTTCTGGATCAATAATAAAACATTGATGATCTGTCATTGAAAGATTGCGACAAGGATAATACCTTTCTTTGCCTTTTATATTTAGTAGTAATCCACAACATTCTTTAGGATCTTCACGTTTTGCATGAAGTAATGCTTTATATTTCCAAGTCATCCTACAAACGTACCAATAGAGGGGAATATTGAGCGAGTTGCCTGACGACCTGGAATCCGAACTCCGGCTAAATCCGTTGGAGCAGCGAGTTCAAATTCAACAACCTCTCTAGTTTCTGTAGCTTTTCGATCTACTGAATAAATTTCTTGAGGAAACTCTGCTGTGTTATCTGCTGTTGCATTTGTTCCATCAGCAAAGTTAACAGCATCAATAAATTTAGCCAGTGTTCTTATTCGTGTAACTGTAGCTCCTGTTAAATCATTTCCAGTTGTAGTTTCGTTAACAGTCAAAAGGATAGATGAAATTAACCCTGTAGCGTTACTAATTAGTAGCTTTGGTCTAGGTAGTTGGCCTTTCTGAAAAGCAAAACCTGATGCCTGTACAGGAAATCTAAGATATTCATTTCCAGCCCATACAATCTTGCCATTAGCGTTTAAATTACTGCCAGCATGGAATCTATAAACTGTGTTTGCACCATGTAATGCAGTTGATAATTGGAGCGTAAATAGCTCAATAATTGCTGATGGGTTAATATCTTGTAGACTGCTAAATATTTTAGAATTTACTGTCATTACGATGCTGGCTCAAATACTTGTCTAAAAGTGGCTTGAATTGTAGCTCTGTTGTTATATGGTATTGATTTAGTCCAGTTTTCGCAGACAAATTTAAAATTTGATGCAGTTTCTTCGGGTAGGAAACCTTCAGCAAAATCAAAACTAGCACTATCATTTGCACGAGCATCTAAAAATGTTTCTATAGTATCTGCGTCTGTTTCAGAAACTTCGTAAGTAAAACTAAATTCTTTCGGGTTTTGATGTTGAGCTAATCCAAATAAAAGCCTATGTTCGTAACCATCAGCAAAACGAATAGTTCTAGTATTAGGTCTGGATTTTTTTCTTTGACCATAAGTAGGTTTTATTGAAGGGAAAGTAGCCATTATGCAAGTATTCCTCCAGGTCGTTTCTGTTGTATTATTTCAGATTGTACCGCAGCCGAGATAAGACGACCAAGTTCTCTTCCCTGTGCTTCATCTCCCTCAACAGAAGATCCAGAAGCATCTACATTTACTACAACATTTGTTGAACCGCCAAGTGCATGGTTTGGTGTGACTGTGCCTGTAACTCCAGGTGTAAATAATTCTGGTCCACGCTCTCCGACTAAATGAGTTCTTCCTGCTCTAGCTGTTCCTCCATCTGCTAAACCGAAGTTAGGTCCTGCTGTACCTAAACCTGTTAATGGATCAAAATATCCTCCCCCACCCATCATGCCACCGCCACCAAATAATCCACCAAGACCACTAAATATCGAACCAAATAATCCTCCCCCACCTCCTAATGTTCCTCCTGGATTACCAAATAATGCCATGTTAAATGCAGCATCAATTAATTTATTTAGTACATTATCAAGCATATCTCCCAGAGTAGACGTACCACGAATAAGCCCCTGCAAACCATCGGCAACGTCTGTAGCAAGTGATTGACCTAATGATTTAAATTGTTGTCTTACTTTTTCGGCTTGTTCTGCCTGTTTTTCTAGTGCATTATTTTGTTTTAGTAGATTTTCAATTTTATTTACATCTAATTCTTCTAAAGTTGCTCCATCTTCAATCATTTCTTTTATTTTTGCATCAAGTTCTTGTGCTAATAAAACTTCCTCATAATTACCATCAATTTTTGCTTGTAATAAAGTATTTTGTTGTCTTACCTTTTTCAACCTAGAATCTTCAATCATGTTTATGGTTGTCTGTCTTTCTAAAGTTTTTCCTACTAAAGAAAGTTCTTCTTTTCTAGCCTCTATTTGTGCTTGTATTTGATTTTTCTTATCTTGTGCATTTTTCGCTCCTGACCTTCCACCAGATGAAGTAACACTTGCTAACTGTGCTTGTAAAGCCTGTAATTCTGGATCATT